GCAGCTTCTAAATGTTCTCTCCAATTTGGACCAGTGGAAGCAATTTGGTCAAGTTCCCATTTCAATGCTGCATCTTTTCTCAACCATTCCATGTTTTCACTTATCTTGGAATCATTCAATCCTAAATAATGGCGCATGGCAAATGTTTTAGATATATTGTCTTGCTGTGCCATACTTTCAAAATTTTTAATCTTTAATTCTAAATTTTGATTTTGTCTTAATGCAAAATAACTACTAGGAGGACAAAATTCCAAATCAAAATAAGATTCGTGTAATTTATATTCATTCCACCATCCTCTTATTTTTAAATGAGTGATAAATGCATCTTTCAAACCTTTACAGAATTGAAATTGCATTCTTAAAATCATTTTTGCAAATCTTAATTCTTCTCTTAAAATTTCAGATCCATCTTTATAAGAATCTTCTGGATTTAATCTGGTAGAAGGAACACCCAATCCATTATATAACTTTGTTACAAAATACATCAAATCCTTTAATTCTCCAAGATTTTGACCACCTTGTAAAACCTGAACATCGGAACCGGATTCACCAGTTCTTTTTGCAAACCAATAAGAATCCAACATAGACTGTGGATCATATATATTACCTGCGCTTCCACCATTCTGTGGGTCATAAGATTTCTTAGCCCAATAAGATTGCATTAATTGCTTTAAATATGCTTCTGCTTTTGCTGGTGGCATATTACCCACATCAATTACAAACTTAAGTCTTTCTGGTGCTCTTACTAAACGATAAATTACTATAGCATCTTCAATTAATGATAATTGCTTATATGCTCTTCTTCCCTTTTCTATATGAGGAATTCTTATAGACATATCTTCGTTCCAAATACCGGAATTTATATAGGTTATTTGATTTCCTTCAAATGTTATTAGTTGATGTTGTAAAGAATTGGTAGGATTGGGATTAGGCATCGGCAAGTTTGGTTGTCCTTGCTGATTATTTGTCATATTTATGGGTTTTTGAAATATGAAATTCTGAATTACATTGTTTTGAATATTGTCGTAGATGGGATTTATCAACTCACCGGGCACATTTAAGACACCAATAATTCCCAAGTCTTTATTTTTTTCGTGTACAATATTTTCAAAAAATATTTCTCCCTCGGTTAATAACTGTCTACAATAACCCCATCCTTTATTTTCTAATTCATAACTTTGAACAAATTTATGAAATTCTTTTTCTATTTCTAATTTTTCTTGACTATCAATTTTATTGAAACCAGAAAATTTAATGTTTACTACTTTTCCGTTTTCGTCTTTATTTATAAATTCATCACATATAGCATCCAAGCAATCAGCCACTTCAGAAAAAGATGCCATTCTTCTATATTCTGATAATCTTCTTATTTTATCTGTATCTATTTGAGCATAAATAAAATTATGATATCCTTTATCGGTTGACATCAAATTCGGATTATAATAATCTGATTGATTTTGATTCATGAACGGTCCGGTAATAACGGACTGTTGCATTACTCTCAATTCACGTTTCTTAGATAATCTATCAAATAGTTCGTATTTGGGATTTGTATCACCAACATCCAATGCCTGATCAACATATGGTAATTTTGATAACAAAGAAGCTATAAAACTTCTTCCGGAATCTGGTTGCCTATTTGATTGTGGTAAAATATCTGCCATAAGTATAATTAGCTATTTATATAATAAATCAATGCATAATTGCTATATTATATTAACATTTAACCCTTCCATTCCACAATCTTTACATTCCAATCCTAATGCTCCATCATATGCAAAAACTTTAGGAAGATGTTTATCTTTTGTTAAAATACCATAACCCGCTTCATTTTCTACTATGACATCAATATAACCAGATTTTTTTGGTATTTGTGGTAAATCAAAACTTAAAAAGTTTTCATTAAACAAATTAAATTCGGGAACTGTTATACCTCTAAAAGCAGGATATTTGTTTTGCAAGTTTGGGATAGATGAAAATGGATGAAATAAAGTAATTCCATCAAACATTGATTCGTCGGATGCACTCAAATACACATTTCTAACTTCAAAAAATGATTTTCCGTATATTTCAATAGTTTTAAAATTATTGAATTGATTATATGCTATAACTTTACATGGTTCTATGTCTCTGAGTTGTGGTCTAGCAGAAATGGAAAGATGATCTGTATAATGTTCATCCAGATCTATTAATAAATTTGAATCGCTATTTATTGCGGTGTAATCAGAATTTATTACATATATTTTTTTTACTATTTCGTCTATTTTTTTAAATAACCAACCTTTTATAGTAAAACTTGTATCTGCGGTTATTCTAAATGCTTGATTCGGACCCGCATCGTTTGGATATTGTAATGAAATATTACCATTCCATAAAACCTCGGTTCTTATTTCATATTGAGTTAAAGAACCATCTAAGTCTGGTGTTTTCCAAGAAATTACAATATATGGATCACAATATGGAGTAAAATTAGATATCAATTGCTCCATATCATTTTGATATTTTGTTATTAATGTCATATTGACACCAATATTAACAGGAATTGGTTGAGGTATATGTTTTACATAATCTACAGATTCATTAATTTTATTATAATTGACATTGAATCCATCATTTTTATTAAAAACTCTATTCTGATCTCTGGAAATAGATGCCATACTAACAGCAATAGCGGGAACCGTAATTCCACCCGGTGCGGGATTTTGCAAAGTATTAAAAACTCTCTGCTTGGGTGCATATACATAATTTACCTTTATATCATTTGCAGGAGTTACTAAATTTTTGTCATTATCATATCTTTTAATAAAGACATCATTGAAAGCACCAACGAACTGCTCTAAAATCGTTTGAATCTCCCAGTAGTATGTATATTTTTTCACTACTTATATTTACATAATCAAACTATTCTATCTAAAAAATGTTTTGGTAGATTTGACTTCTCGCGCATTATAGTATCTGCAATAATACCATCCAATATATATGTCATGGAATAATCATCCTTTGATCTGGTACATCTTCCACACATCTGTATCAACTTGTCTAGCATTTTCATTGTGTATTGTTTTGGGTTTTTATCAAACATCATCTTTATTCTTTTAGAACCCAATGGTAAAAATGGAGATTTTAATATGATTTGAAATCTACCTAAATCACCATCTAAACTAATACCAGTATCTAGTGATGGACTTACTAAAACTGTTGGTTCAGTAGTATTTTTATGATCATCTAGAAGTTTTTCATTGTTAGTAACCAAATCTTTAAATAAAAATCGTTTGTGTTCTTTAATTTTAATTTTTAATTTATCGGCTATTTGATTAGTATGTGTATGGACCAATCCCTTATCATTCTTATGCTTTTCACATATTGCTACAGCAGCATCTAAAACATGGGGTAAATTCTCTTCCATGTTTTTATAGGACAATCTATATTTTCTACTACATAAAATAGGAGATTTTTTAGGATCAAAGGAGGATTCCATTTCAAAATACTCATAATCATTTATACCCAAACTTTTAGCATATTCTTTATGATTACTGATTGTAGCAGACATCATAAGAATTTTATCTGCACCATCAAACATTTCTTTAGCAATAGGTTTCACATCATATGGACAGAATATAACACCTTCCGAATCTCTTTTTTCTGTTAAGAATGAACACTTTTCCCAATTGTCGATTGTTTCTTTCAATGAATTGAAAAGCCTGTTTAATTTAGACATTCTTTGCATTGATTTAAAATAAAGTTTATCCGTTGAACCATTCGGCATATTGGATAATTGATCTTTTACCGCATCTAGTTCTTTTTCAATTTGCAGATATATATCTTGCAACCAAAACAAAGATGTCTTTTGATCATCGGTCAAAAGTTTTTTGAACTTTATATTTTCTGAATATAAAGTTGTATATTGTAAATTTAAACTACACTTTGAAACAAGTTCATCCTCTAAACCATTTGCTTCATCACAAATATAAATTTCCCTTTTCTTTAAAAAAGTCGGTAAATTAAAAAATACTCTATAATTTAAAATAGGACAATGTGAAGATAAAGATTCATTCCTTGCTCTGTAATAAGGACACCTATCGTTATCAAAGCATTCTTGTTTTAATTTAGGAGAAAATAAACACGGTGCGTTTTCTGTACTGAAATTACAATCTACTTCACATTGGTAATTATTTTTTCCTTTGATTGTTGGTATATATGGAAAAAGACCTTTATATTGATCTTGTAAAGATTTTGTAATTGTTAAAATAAAAGATCCAGATGATGCAGCATTTAAAAAATTTGATTCATATAAATACTCATTGTTTTTATTCTTTTTATAAATCGCATATGAATTTATTAGTCCCTTTAGACTATCATCCATATAAGAAGCGGAATTGCCTACCGTGAGGCCAATATGACTCTTTCCAGAGCCTGTAGGTAAACATCCAATTACTATTTTTTTACCAGTACTAAAGCATTTATCAATTTTTGACAATGCTTCAACTTGTTGCTTTCTAGGTTTAGAATTTTCTGGAAAAAAATCTACTAATTTGTTTTTATGTTCTAAAGTTTTCAAGACTTCTTACTATATCAACATTGACAACTTTACGCAAGCAAGAACATGGAGAAAAAGAATAATTTTGATGATTCCTTCCTGTGTTATATCTACCATAACACTTTTTACAATTTCTAGGAGGATTTTTGATCAATGGTATTTGACCTACATCTAGAAGTTTAATATCACTTTCAAGAACATCATAAATTGTTCCAGAAAATACGCTATATACTGGTGTTGTTTTAATATTGGTTTCCATCTATTAATAATATTGTATCCCAAAATTTATTTCCTGCAATCTTTTTTGGGTAAAGAGACAGATACATTTCTATATCTGGTGAATATTTTGCAAGAGTTTTTATTCTATAATCAAAAAATACTAAGTTGTCATCTTCATGAATTTCCACATCATAGGGAATAGGTATTTCTATTTTTTCTTTATCTTTTTTTGATGTTTTCATTATGAAAACCAAAAAAAAGTTTTTTTGATAAAACAGTATAAGTTTACCTTTTTTAAAGGATTTTTTTCCTATATCCATTGTTATTTCTTTTTGTAAAAGAAGTTTACATGCATTTTCTAATTTTGATCCATGTATTGTCATTTTTTTATTTGTCCATGAATGCTTTCTTTTGCATGGCAGTCATTTTACCTAAAACTAAATCGAAATATCTCCAAAATTCGGTTTGTTCTTTTGTTGTACCCATTTTAAACATTTTTATTAATTCACAAGAATTTGCTGGTATTGCTCTCCAATCTTGCATAAAAATATCCCAAACTACAACAAGACCCTTAGATTCCGCATTATAAGAAGGACTTGATTTTGGTGGTTTAAAATTTAAAATTTGTTTTCCAAGTTCAGAGTTTAATACTTGAAAATTTAAAGTGCATAACATTCTTCTGGTAGATGGTATACGAAGTTTGTTTCTTCTAACAAACTTTAATTCCAAAATACCAGTTTGGCACAATTTTTTTAAACCTACTACGCTAAGAGCCATATCATTTAGCTATGGGAGAACACACACCAAATATTCTAGATTCATTTAAAAATACAATGTTCTTTAAACCATTTAAATTTGTTACTTGAATACCTTTATCATTAGGAAAAATGATATGATCGCCTTCCTTTACGGTTTGGCATTTAGGTCCAGCTAATAAAACTTTTGCAACTCTCCATGCAAAATGAACAGTATTAATGGGAACCCAAATACTTCCTCGTTTAACCTCAGTACCATCTTCATTCACATCTACATATTGACACATCAAAATATCGTCTAATACTTTATCTAAATTCCAATCAATAAGTTCTAATGAACTTCCTTTGTATAAATCCAATTGTACTTTTCCACCAATTACGTCTTCTTGTTCGGGTCTTGTTATCATAAAATTAATTAGTAGGAGTTTTTAAATCTTCAAGTGCTTTTTGTAAAAAAAGAATTTCTCTACTCGATAATTCCATATTTTCAGATATTTGAATTATTTCATTGTCTATATCGTCATCTATAGTGGATGTTTCTTTTTTAATATAGTCTATTTTCTTGGTACATTTAGGTAAAACTATTCTATAGAAATCTACAAAAGGAAAATCTGAAATCTTAAACATCCATCTGTTTGTTGTAGCATTTATTATATTAACAGTGTCAGAATCCACCATAGACAACCATCTATTAAAAATAAAATGATAAACATTAAAATTAGATGGTTTATATTTTGAATTTTTCAAAACCCAATTTATAACCCCAAAAAGATTAGTTTTGTCTTCTCTTTTTTTCATTATTAATAA